TTGCAGTAAAGCAAGGCGCAGGCGTACGCCGATTCAATTTGACCTAGTCAAAAAAGTGTGGGAGGCCGTTGCGGCCCTGTGGCGGCCTCTCACTTATTTCAAAGGATTCACAAATGGCGATCATTGACATCGAGGAATTGCGCGATGTGTTACAGGTTGGGGAAGTTTACCCAGATACCTGGTTGCAAGAATGTTGCGACACCGCGAACAATGTGATTTTGTCCTACTTGACAAGAAACGATTGGGCAGTAATCGCACACAGTCGCACTGATTTAGTGAATACGATTTATACAAACACAGTTCATGACTGCTATGTCGGGCAAAGTGTTACCGTTGCAAACTGTGGCTCAAATTTTAATGGTACAAAAACTTTAACTGCCGTGACTGCTTACTCAATGAGTTACACAGGCACCGGCGCAGATTATCCAAAACACGGAATTGTTCCATCGGGAACTGTTAGTGCGGCTCAGTATGTTGATTATTCAACTGTGCCGGAAGTTCGGGAAGCAGCGATCGCAGTTGCAGTTGATGTTTGGATGGCACGTCAGGGAACAACCGGTCAAGTGGGAATTGATTTTCAGCCGGCACCATACAAAATCGGCCGAAGCCTAATGCAAAGAGTTTCAGGAATTTTGGCAAAACACTTAGATGTCAGATCGATGGTTGGATAAATGGCAGATTTGGCAACATTACGTGGCGATCTTGCAACCGCACTTGAATCGGTTGGCGCGGTCGTTGCATTTGCCTACCCAAAAGAGCAGCCAGCAAACAGCGCATTGGTGTTAGTGCCTAGTAATCCCTACATCACGCCAGTTGCAATCGGTGGATTATCCAATCGCCTAAATGTTCGATTTGACATCACAGCCGTGGTCGGGGCAGCCGATACACAGGCAGCATTGGCAAACATAGAGAATTTGATGTTAGGTGTTTTGAATGTGTTGCCAGCCGGCATTGCAATTGTTTCACCCTGGTCCGGTCCACTACCCGAGGACATCGGCCCATCAAAAATGATCACCAGCCAACTCACGGTTGAACTGGTTACAACAAACAACGGAAACTGAAAGGGTTAGCCCAATGGCAACTTACATCACCGGCAGGGATCTAACCCTGACCATCGATTCTGACTCATACGATGCACAGGCATCAACAGTCACACTAACAATGGAAAACAACCAGGCAGTACTGGAAGTTTTATCAGGCCGCGCATACAAAACAATTGACAGCACTGCAACACTATCTGTGGAAATGTACGCAGATTGGGGCGGCGCTGGTTCATTATGTGATGCGCTATGGGATGCAGCAAAGGCAGCACCAGACACAGCACTGGCCGCATCGTTTGATGCAAATGGCAGTACATTTACTTGCAACGTCTTTCCAGCATTTCCAACCGCAGGTGGCGGCGCCGTAGATGTGCTGACAACAACTGTGGAATTAATTGTCGAGGACGGCAGCGTTACACGCGCTTAATTGAGAGAACAGGGCACCAAAATGAAACTAGAAATTACGACAAAACAGGGCAAAAACTTCATAGTGGACGATGATGACATCGAATTGTGGATTGAATTAGAGGACCTGTTGGACCTCACATTCATTGAAGCGCAGGCCAAAATCCAGCGACAATCAATGAAAGTTTTAACCGCACTCATGTTTTTGGCTGCAAAAAAAGGTGGACACACCGAACTCAAAACGCAAAAAGCGTGGGTGCAGCATGAATTTGAATCATTTGATGTGGTGGTCGATGAGGACCCAAAAGACATAGACAGGGAAGCATCCAACGCGACCTGATAGTTATGTCAATTAATTTTGGGATTCCGCTCAATGATCTCAAAAAGTGGTCATTGAAAGATTTGGAAACAGCGTTGGAAGTGATCGCAGAAAGGGGGAAACATGGCTGATCGAAAAACAATCAACATCAAGATGGACATGACCCAAGATCTGCGCGACCTATTGGCCGACTTGAACAAAATGGATGATGAATCCAAAAACAAATTGAAAGATGATGTGTCGGCGATTTCCAAATGGACGGCCCAAGGCATCATTCAATCGTCCTACAATGCACCCATGCCAGCCCAGGCAGCCATCGTTGCCCAAACTGTAAAGTACAACCGTGACCGCGTGCCCAATGTCAGCATTGGTGGGGGCCGTGGCCGTAAAGCATCCGGCGGTGCATCAGCCGGTGAGTTACTAATGGGCAATGAGTTTGGCGCAAACCCTGGCAGTGTAAATGGATCATTTCCAAATGGCGGTCGGCGTTTCCCATATAGATCACAACCAAGAGGCCGTGGCAATGCAGGTTACTGGATTTTTCCAGCACTTAGAGAAATGCAGCCAGAAATTTCACAACGCTGGTGGAACGCGGCAGACAAAGTTTTCAGACATTGGCAAAGGTTCGGTTAAATGGCACAAATTAGAACGTTAAAATTAAATCTACTGGCCGATGTCACCAAATTTGGTGCAGGCATGGTCGAGGCACGCGGCGATGTTTCAAAACTTAGTACAGCCGCAACACGTGCAGGCAAGGCCGTGGCCGCTGCGTTTACTGGCATGGCAATTGCCGCAGGTTATGCCGCAGTACGCATTGGAAAAGATTCTGTGCAGGCGGCCATCGAGGATGAAAAAGCCCAAACGCAACTTGCACAAACACTGCGCAATGTTGTAAATGCAACTGATTCTGCAATTTCATCAACTGAAAAATGGATCACCAAACAACAGTTTGCAACCGGCATCAGTGACAATCAACTGCGCCCGGCACTTGCAACCCTGACACGTGCAACCGGCGATCTATCCAAGGCACAATCGCTGACCAATCTTGCATTGGACATCAGTGTGGGAACTGGCAAGGATCTTGAATCTGTGTCATTGGCCCTTGCAAAGGCCTACAACGGCAATTTGGGCGCATTAACCAGGTTAGGTGTGCCACTAGATGAGAACATCAAAAAAACCGGCGATTTTGATGCAGCACAAAAAGCACTGGCCGCAACATTCGGCGGCGCGGCAGCGGCAAACGCTAACACCTACGCAGGCCGATTGGCTATTGTTTCCGAACGTATTGGCGAATTAAAAGAATCTATCGGCGCAGACTTATTGATCAAGTTTGATAATTTACTGAAAAAAGTCAATGAAGTTGCAATGGGATTTGGCGGCGAGGAACCAAACAGCCTTTCAAACAAAGTCAAATTGTTACAAAATGAAATGGGTTACGGCCAGGGAACTGGTGCCTACCAATTGGGCAAATCGCTCAAAGAGGTTGCCGATGCATTTGGTCGTTTATTTGATGCGCTAACCAATGACAAAAATGCCGAGGGTATCAGTAACCTTGAACGCTTAGCCGATGCGATGACAAGTGTTGCCAACGCAATCGACACAGTTGCAAATGCTTACACAAAGGCAAAAACCACAATTGGAAAAATCCAAGGATTTGAAAGCACAGTCAGCCGATTCTTGACAGGATCACGCGCCGCAGGTGGATCGGTTAGTGCAGGCCAGGCATACCGTGTCGGCGAATTTGGCCCCGAAATGTTTGTGCCTAACTCATCAGGCCGTATTGTACCAAATGCAGGCGGTGGACAAACCATCATCAACCTCAATGGAATCATTGACGGCGAATCAGCACGGCGCACAATTGAAAAACTATTGCAAGATAGTGCAAGGCGAACAGGTGCCATCAACTTATTGGGCGCAACACTGTGACAACTTACACGCCATATCCAAAAGTTATTTTTGCCGGATCGGTCGAATACACAAATGAAACCGTGGCATCTATTTCAATCAGCCTAGGTCGGCGCGACATTTATGAACAAGCATTGCCGGGCATTGCCAACATTGAATTGTGGACCGATGCAAACACTCCGTTGGATGTTGAATTGTCCGATTCTGTAAACATTCAGATTCAGGATTCGAATGGCGATTATCAACAAATCTACGGCGGTATCATTTCGGATCTTGAAGTCACCCTGGATCAATACGGCGATTTGGGATCCATTGCCAAATACCGCATTACCGCAGTTGGACCTCTTGCAAGCCTGCAAAAACGGTTGGTTGGCGCATTAGGTTATGCAAAAGAATTTGACGGCACCCGTGTGTACAACATTTTGTCCGAGGCGTTTTTGACTTCATGGAATGAAGTTGCACCAACACTGCGTTGGATGGATGTGCCAAACACTGCGACATGGGAAAATTTTGATGGCACAGGGCAATCCCTAGTTGATGAATTGGCAGTCAATGTGGCCCAACCAGGTGATTTTGAACTGATTGCATACAGTGATGGCGCAGCCGATGCATTAACACTCGCACAAAATGCTGCGCAATCTGCCCGTGGTTTCTTGTATGAATCAACCGATGGCGACATTCACTATGACACCTACTCAACCCGGACCGGATACACACCGATCACCCTGACTGCCGATGATCTGTTGGCCAATGGTTTGCGACAGGCTGCACAATGGTCCGAAATTGTCAATGACATAACTGTGACATACAAAAACAATGATGTGGTTATTGCAGCAGATGCAAACAGTCAATTTATTTATGGGCAATTATCCGGCAGCCGATCAACCCAATTACACAATGAGGTTGATGCCCAGGATCAAGCCGATGCGTTTTTGGAGTCACGGGCCTACCCTCGAACCTATCCCGAGGATTTAACCATCCCATTGCACTCACCAACAGTAAGTGATGCAACCCGTGATGCATTGATTGATTTGCGAGTATCGCGCGCGGTTTTCACTGATGATTTGCCAGTGGTTTTTGGCACAACATTCAATGGATTTGTTGAGGGAATCAAATGGAATTTGACCCGATACACAGCCGACATGACATTGGTTTGTTCGGCACAATCTGAAACATACCCGCATCAAATTTGGCTGCAAATCGCACCAACTGTGACATGGGCAGGGTATACTCCTACTAACGAAAGATGGATTGATTTATAATGGCAGTTACACCAAACTATTCATGGCCAATTCCTGTTGCCACTGATTATGTAAAAGATGGATACGATGCAATCGCCGATTTGGGCAACGCTATTGACAGTACTGTTGCTGGGCTTGGATCAAGTGGTTTAACTTTAATTCAAACAAATACTTTTAGCGCACAAACAACTTTGACCTATGATGATGTTTTTACTTCAACATACAAAAACTATAAAATAATAATTACTGGTGTATCATCTGTTGCAAATCCAAACATTTTAGTTAGATTACGAACAGGCACACCCGCCGCAGATATCACTTCGGCTAATAATTACTTTAGTTTAATGGAACGAACAAATTCCACGTTTGCGAATAGTTCATCGACAGGTGATACTAAAGCCTTTGTTGGTTACTTAGGGCAACTTTACGGAAATGTTTCGTTTGAATTATTTAATCCTCAACAGTCTTTAGTAAAAGTAATGAATTCAACCAGTTTTAACTCAAACAGTACGTCAACCTATAATTATGTAGTCAGTGGAAATACATTAAACGTAACAAGTGTTTGTACAGGTATAACGATTTATCCTAGTTCAGGCAATATTACCGGCTCAATTTGGATATATGGATATGATGCATAATGACAACTAAACAAACTGAAAAAATAACTGGTCTTTTTATTAATGTGGCAACTGGCGAAGTAATAGAGCGCGAATTAATCGCAGAAGAATTAGCACAACGCGAAATCGATGCAACAGAAATTAAAGCACGACAGACAGCAGCCGAAGCAAAGGCAACAGCACGCGCCAGCGCACTGGCTAAACTTGCTGAACTAGGTTTGACCGCTGACGAGATCGCAGCACTTTAGACAATCGAACAGGGCCATGACATAGAGAGGGCATCATGGCCTCACCAATTAAGGGTGGAAAAATAACCACTCCATTCAAGAAGCCTGGCAAGATGTGGTCCAAAGGTTTCCACACCGGTGTTGATTACGCAGTACCAGTTGGCACTGATGTTTATGCAATGCAAGGTGGCACAGTAACCGCGGCATCATGGGGCAAGGCTTATGGCACACAAATCGTGGTTGATCAACAACCATTGAACGATGGCCAACCAAACCGCATTGCCGGTGGATGGGCAATCTATGCACATTTAAGTTCAGCAATGGTCAAACCTGGTGAAAAAATCACCAAAGGTCAATTGATCGGCAAATCTGGAAACACAGGGAACTCATCCGGGCCTCATTTACATGTAGAGGTTCGCAACAATCAACGATGGTCGGCCGGGGTTGAACAAGATCCCATGCCATTCATCAACGGATAGGATCATTATGAAAAAATACAAAGATTTCATTGTGCGCGCAGTTGCATTGATTGCGTATGAATTTTTTGGCACATTCGGTATTTCATCGATGTGGAATGTTTCCAAGGTACAGGCAGCCTTGATCGCTGCAACTGTGCCTGGTGTGGCAATCCTAAGGGAAACAGCAAAAGGATTCATTGATGATGGCAAACTAGACAAATCTGAACAAGATAATGCCATCAAAGCAGGCGAAAAAGCCAGCAAACAAAAGTGAACATTCTGACCATCGGACAGTACGCCGCAGCGATTATGGCCTGCGGCGTATTGTTTGGGGCCATAATAAATTGGATGTTTGTAAAACCCATAAAAGCGTACATAGATCTAAAAACCTACCCGATACAACCAACCGCAAATGGTGGGCGATCATTGCCTGATGTTGTGTTGGGAATTGAGGCAATCAAGTACCGCCTGACAATCATTGAAAATCGACTCAATAAACTAGAGCGCGACACGCCGCAGGGGTAGTTGCCAACCTTGCAACATAGTGCAACAATCAATCGAGAGGTGACAGGGTGTCTGATAAGTATTTAACCGCCGCACAATTAGCAGCGAAACTTCAAGTGAATCGCACGACAATTTGGCGATGGGAAAAGCAGGGCACAATCAAGCCAATCAAGATCGGAAAAACAAAACGATTTGCGCCGGACACGGCTGACAAATTTCAACAATAAACAAAGGACACAGGGCAAATGAAAGAAACACTATTGACAGTTGATCAGGCAGTATTGCTTGCAACTTTAGTTGGCGCACTATTTGGCGCAATTGGTGCATTAATTGCAGCAAAATCAATGATCAGAACCTACAAAATCCGCGAACAGGTCAAATTTCAAACGCTGATCAATTCAGCAATGGAAAACGCCTACAAAGCCGGATACGGTGACGGCAAATCCAAAAAGTCTGCGTTGATCTAATGGCAGATTTTCTTGGTGATTATGTTGATGTACAAACACGCATCAAATTGTTTTATGAAAAACACCCAGATGGATCAATTCAATTTGAGTTCAAAGGATTCATGCCAGGATCCAATGATTACATTTGGGGAATTGCAACTGCCTACCGCAACCAGGATGATCAACGCCCATCAACCGGCACAGCATCCGAGGCTGCACAGGGTAAAACCGCATACACCCGTGGCAGTGAATTGATGAACTTGGAAACATCAGCAATCGGCCGTGCAATTTCAGCATTTGGAATTGGCATTGGTAAATCCATGGCATCATCACATGAAGTTCAAATGGCAAACCAACGGGAAACCGAACGCAAAATGGCACCGGGAACACCGGAAAAGATTGCCGACCCGTGGGAAATGGATGCCAACCCATCGTTGAAGTTATTAGGCGAAATGGGCATGACACCAGATTGTGTTCATGGTCAAATGGTGCGAAAAGAGGGTGAAAAGAATGGCCGCAGTTATGCAGGATGGGTGTGCCCTAACAACAACAAGTCATGTGCAATTTGGGAATGAAATGGAGTGTGAACATGGAGAAATTAAAGGTCCAAGATTTTGCGCACTATGTCGCAGATTCAATACAACGGCCAAAATTGATGCGATGGATCAAGTCGCAACCAATGCCAATGGCTTATGGTGGGCGGCTGCTTGCCGAGCGGTCAAAGAGATTGCCAGCAAAAAACCAACGCTGACTGCCGATGATGTGTTGATCCTGGTTGAATCATGGGGTTATGTGACAAATGACAATCGCGCATTGGGTCCAGTCATGAACGATGCCAAGGCAAAAGGGTTGATCAAGGCAACAGGCCAATTTGAACCAAGCATCAACAAACGTAAACACCAATCACCAACCAGGATTTGGCAATCGCTGATCCTGCCAAATCAAATGGAGTTGATCTGATGACTGAACCTGTTGAACGCTGCACATGCGGTGCCTGGTATTACATAGGCAGGCCATGCACATTTTGTGGGAAAGAGGATCGATCATGACTGACGAATTATGGGCCAGCATTGAACGCAAAATGCGATCGCACAATGTTGCGGCAATGAATTTGCCAGTGGCTTGCAGTGTCTGTGGTTCAATAATGACACCATTCGATTTGGGGTATGATCCGAGCAATGACACCCGGGCATGGCGCGCCGAATGTTGTGGCAACTATTTCATGTTTGAGGAAAAAGTGCGGCCTAACTTCAATGATTTAGTAGGTGAATAATGACAAGTTACAAAAACATTATTGATGCAATCGAGGAACTACACAGCCCGATTTACCATGACAAAGCCGATGGCACAAAATGGGTGATTTGTAATGCATGTAAAATTGCCTACCCATGCCAAACCATCAAAATCATTGAGGATGAAGTAGGCCAATGAGTTGCAAGCATCCAAACAAAATTTGGTCAAACACATCAGAATGGCAGTGTGAGGATTGTCTATTGATTGGCAACATCAATTGCAGATCAGGTTGCCCAACACAGGATCACAAATCTTATGGTGATTGCCTATCATCGGCGAACATTGGCATTGATAAAACATCGTTGAAGCCGTGATTGATCTAGTATTCACATGCAATGATTGTCAATGGCATCAAGTCAGTCCAAATTGGCCTGCGGTCACTAAGTTTGCAAGAAATGGTTGTGAGATTCATGGCAAATGGTTTCCAGGGCATAGGGCCAAGGTACAAATAATTGAGCGAACACCAGCGCAATAGACTGCGCCGCAAAATGCTTGATCAAATGCCATTGTGTGAACGATGCCAAAAAGCATTTGCAACAGATCTGCATGAAGTAAAAACCAGGGCACGTGGAGGATCAATCCTCGATGAGTCAAACATTTGTGTGTTGTGTCGGCCGTGTCATACGTGGGTGACTGAACATCCAGCCCAGGCACATGCCGATGGGTTTATGAAAAATAGTTGGGATTAGATAAAGCCCGACACGCGTGGATCTAAGAATCACCAGCGTGCCGGGCCCGAACCTGTTAGTGTTCTGTCTGCCAAGACTTACTGTTCAGTATAAAGCAGGGCGCACTAATCAATGCGCTAAACCGCCGTTAGAGGGCGTTTCATTGGTATGGAGATAAAGCCATACAAACTAGCAGAAATGCGAATCAAGCCGCTGCCAATCCAACACGAACTGCCTGGATCGGCCATTGCAAGGCACTTGATACACGGCGCAGTTGTCCAATAGGACCCATGACCAGAACCAAAAACCGATGACGGTGGATGAATAGGTGAGTGGCTAAATCCAAGCCATTCCCTGCCCAATCCCGAATCAGGTGGATAAATCAACATACAATCGAATCATGGACATCGACCCGGAAATGTACATCAAGCACATCAGCGCAGTTGATCAACTCATGGTGCAATACAGAATCCTCAAAGCCAGGGAACAAGACATGGCAGAATTGGCAGATTTGATCGAGAACGACTGGTTACATAAATTGGATAAACTAACAGATACGATACTGGATCAACCTGGCAATGACTTCAACCAGTTCACAAAGGGATTGATGACTGCATACGACATCATGAGGGGTGCAGAATGACAGCACGCGGCAAAAATGGATGGGCCTGGTCACAGATCAAAGCACAGGCATTTGCCATGCATGGCCGTGATTGCATGAAGTGTGGAGATGTTGCAACTGAAATGGATCACATCATAGAGTTGGATAGCGGTGGATCTAATGACCTCGACAACTTGCAACCATTGTGCAGGTCATGTCATAAGGCTAAAACGAGCCGATACAACAGTGTCAGAATGACCTCTAAATCGAACAGGGTGCGTTTTTTGGGGGCATCAGCACCCCCGACCCTGTCCCTTTTTTT